TCTTACTCCCATGGCAGAATATTGGATCTTCAAAAAACCAAACTGCGTGGATCCCTCCGCTATAGCTTCTTGATATATAATTTACCGGATATTCATGATCAATCATCCGCCTCACAATTTCCTCGAATTCTTCATCAGTAAAATCAGCATCCCAATCAACGGTTACTCCATGGAGATAGCGCATCGGATTAGCTTCACTAACGCGCTGTCCAGGGTCTACACCTTCACCGGTTGAATAAGCGCAGTATACTGTGCTCGGGCTAGCAGCCCATGCTTTAAATTCAGTAGTATTTCTAAACTCAGGAAGGTCGAATTCGACTTCCCATGGTTTTGATTTACTGACCTGACTCGCTCTTAAATTTGGGATTGCAAATAGTTCCATCTAATAAAATCTCCTTTAATACTCGTTTAACTTCTAATTCTAAATCCGTCTCGTAACATGAAATATTTCTAATTTCATAATTTATAAGTTCAGAATTTATACCCGCCTCTGATATATGCTCGTCCGGTTCATCGTCCAAGCCTCTGACCACTCGAACAACAATCCCATCGTTTGCGCGAATCATAGCTGCCTCATTCGCGAATCGGACATCGTCTATTACATAATTCTGCCCGTGCTCAAGATGTTTTTCGAGCGAGGCCACCCATATATTTTGAGATACCAATGTTCGCCCAAATTCTGTACCTAAAAGCTGCATCAACTCTCGTGGGCTTTTGCCAAATTCGGGAATAATCTCTTCTTTTTTTTCGGGGTTGTATAATTCGTCATCGGTCAGCCCCATCGCTGACAGCATTAATTTTATTGGTGTTGCAAAACTCTTAATCCCATAGCCCCATTCCTCAGCTATTATTCGACCAACAGTTGATTTACCACACCCTTTCTTTCCAGTAAGTCCTATTATCATTTTGTGTATTGTTTTGTAATTATTGCCTCGGATGCTAACGGTACATTCCGCATCCATTCGGGGCCGTTGCCCATTATTTTTTCAATTGCCGATTTGGATTCTTCCGCCATATCTTCAGGCACTTCCACGACAACTTCATCGTGGACGTGGAGAACGATCTTGAATCCCGCATCCGTTAACCGATTCATGATGTATCCGAAACAGTCCCGAGCCAAAGCCTGAACGCTGTTCTGAAAAAGATTAGCTCCATACATCTTAACCCTGCGAATCGATCCTTTTTGAGTGGCACATGTTACCCCATCGGGCTCGTGACGACAGCGAAAGTACTTAAGAACGCGGTCGGAGGGTAAAGGAATCTCAAAATCATTTCCTTCGCTGGCGCATTGTTTCAACTGAATGTCTAAAGATTTCCAAGCCCGTGTGATCTTTGGATTCTTGTCGCGAAAATCCATTACTTGGATGAAAGCGTTGACCCATTGTCGACGGTCTTCGGTCGGAAGTTGAGAGTACAATGTAGCTTTTCCGGGCATATATTTTCCAGCGTATTCCTGAAATCTTAATTCATCAGCCCTGCTGAAATCCTGATCAAGAATCTGAGTCTGACCATACATTGCAACAGTCTCAGCAAATTTAGACCACCCACTTCCGTAGCCCAATTGAAGGACACGAACCTTGGCGAGCAGATAAAGCTCAGGGTCTTCGTCTTTTAATTTACCACCAGTCCATCCCATTGTCTGCCGAGCGTGTGCCTCATAGGGAGACATCCCTTTGGCTACAAGCTCTAGGAAATCGGTATCACCAGCGAGAAAAGCTGTTAATCTTGGCTCAATCTGTGAAAGGTCAGATACTATCAAAGTGTTTCCATCGCCAGCGGATATGCAGTTGCGGATGTTAACTCCATATTTAGATTCGCGCGGTAGATTTTGAACATTAAAGCCAGCATCGCCACTCCATCTTCCGGTAGCATCCGCTCCGAAATATTTCATGTTATAGGACATCTTGCCGTCAGGCGTGAGTCTGTCCTGCATCGATCTCAATCGCTTTAAATGCATATTGATTCGGTTGTAATTTTGCATGTCAGCTACAAACGAAATCTTATCGCCATTCTCTTTTACCCATTCTTCAAGAACAGGGCTGTCCTTCGCCAAGCTTTTGGGAGGTTCAATACCAACCTTGCGGCACTCAATCGCCAAAGCCTTTTTGGAATAGACTACATATTCTTTCTTGGTGTCAGGATCGATTTCACCGTACCAAGGGAGTGCTTTCTTTGCTTCGAATAATCTTTTCTCAAGCGTGTTAATGGAATTTTCCATGAGCTTTACATCAATCGGCAACCCTTCATAGGCCATCGCCCGAGTCATTCGGCTCAGCCGTTTCTCTTCCTCAGGCCATTTATCAGAATGCTTCTCCCAAATCTGGTAGGTAAACTTCGCGTCATCCAATGCGTACTGAAGAACCGCTTTAGATTCGTCCATGGCGATCATATCGTCCCAAGTCTTACCCTTCATGTTCGTCCGGACTCCTTTGTCCATCTCAACCCCAAGAATTTCTTTGGCTGAGCCTTTTAAATTTCTTTGGAATTGGAAATACACGCACATGTCGGCGGAGCATTCCCATGTGACTTTAACTTTTTGGTTTATAATCCCAAGCTCCTGGCATCGTTCAAAAACTCGTTGGTCGAAAGATGCATTGTGTGCGATCAAGGTGTACCCATCCAATCTTTTAAAATCGAAATCCTTGGTCATCCCGACATATTCAAATTCGGGACAGTAAATTGATACGAGGTACGCATCGAATTCGGGATGCGTGACATATTGGTAGGTAGAACTTCCCGCTATCGAGTAATCCTTCGAGTAAAAGGTCTCAAAATCTAGTGCTGCTACTTTTTTATTTTTCATAATTGTGGTGTGTGGTTTTTATGAAAGGTGAATTGTCGTGGGTAGTGGGGACTGGAGAACACAACTCCAGCCCCCGACACACCACAACTAATCGATATGAGCAATTAGCTAAAATCTTTCAGCCACTCGACGAACTTAGGATCATGCTTAGCTCCTTTTTTGAGCTTCGGAGCATGAACGAAGTTATTACCCGCTTTCACCTTTTCGGTGGTGAGCTTAAATGATCCGGTATTGATACCATCTCGGTAATACATTTTTGCTGCTGTGAAAATCGGTACCGCTGCATGTTTATACGCAGTTCCTTTGATTCTCCACAATGCGAATGCGTAATTATTTCCGTCGTGTTCGAATGGGAAATCGTCGGGATTATCTCCTTTTATGCAGACCAATGCATCAGCGATCGCTTTCCAACTTGGTGGAGTGCCATCCTGCCAGACGAAGGTAGCATCAGGATCAGCTTCAAGAACTTCCTTTTTCGTATTCATAATACGAGGAATTTCTCCACTGTCCCACTCAATGTTTTCTTCGAACATCTTACCAATTCGGCACACGGTAATTTCTACCTCTTTTTCACCGTCACTGATTTCTGTTTCACCATCAAGAACGATGGTACCTTTTTTATAGTTTTCGGATAATGCTCCTACTCCCTGAGCTATCTGTAATTTTGGAAACGATATATCGCTCGCATCGAAGTCACCGACCAAACCTTGTCCGGGCTGAATAGCCAAGGATGCTGTTGGGGAGCCTTCAATAATATCTCCTGCTGCTTCCGCATCGGAGGTCGTTTCACTTACTTTTTCACTTAATGTTGCTTTTGCCATTTTCGTATTTTGTTATTTTGTATTTGTTTGTATGACGAATGTAATACACTCGGATTAAAGATTTTGGGACTTGCGGAGATAAGGAGATCTTTCCCGGTCTTCTTCTGCCGGTAAAACCCCACTGTCCTCAAGCCTAGTTTCTATGGCTCCACGAGCGGTCTTTTTCTCACCTCGTGGAAGTTTGTCACTATAAGCCTTGGCTAATTTAGATACCGACACATTACACGCATCCATAAATTCGTCAGGAGTGAGTAGATCCGAAATTGAATCATATGCTTCCTGACCATTCTCAATTTTCGAACTAGCGTTTCGGTAATGTAAACTATACCCTGGAATTTCCTCTCCCTTTTCAACAGCAAGCTTCAAAGCCTGCTTCTTTGCAGCAGCCTGCCATTTGTCTACCACTTGGGCTACATTTAGCATGCGAGATAAAACCATCGGATCCTCGACTTTCTCAGGACTGTAATCCCCCCATAAAGTCATCTCAAAATCGGTTACTGATTCGCTGTATTTCTTAGCCAGCGGAAGCAGTTTATCAGATAGGGCAGGGCATGAAAGCTTATGCTTACAATACCGACAGCCTTCAGAATTAGGAATAGCTTCCGCATTTTCAGCCTCAGCTTTTTCTATAATTAGATTAATCCGTAGACGGATATCTTCCATATCCTCTCGCTTGTAGCTGTGCGTTAATATCTCATCTCGCCTCGGTAAAATGAAATGCACGGTCGCTGTCTTAAGCTTGGGGAATTTATCCATCACCCCAAGCAAATATGCCTGTCCCTGAATGTTAATGTCACTATCATCAACCTCCCCACGTCCGTATTTATAGTCGACCACATCTGCGTGATCACCCTTGATACTGACAAAATCAACTGTTCCAAATATCGTAGCCATCTTTTAATATCCTTTGTAAATTGTTATCCATTTTAAATGCGTAAATCGGTATCTCCTCATCAGCTGTCCTTACGAGCAAACTCTCCCCTCTTTGAATAAGAGTTTGCCCAATAACAGTCTTTCGATCGAGTAGTAGGGTAAGCTTATAACCAATTGGGTTGTCTGTGCTTTGCCGTATCGCTCCTTCGATTGATGAATACCCACTACCCATGTCTGATGCTGACTCGTAATTCCTTATAGATATCATCTGCGTTTTCCTCCAATGGTTTAATATAATCGAGGCAGGAGATTACTAATTTCATTTGCTCCTCATCCAAGCCGTCAAGATTTCCTGTCTCCGCAGCTTCGTGTAGCTTAGTGCCTTCCTCAGCAAAGATATTTGTTTCGTTACTACTTCTATAGCTCGGGCAGATTTCGACATATTTTAATGTACTCGGCCCAAGCTCGTGATGTTCTTCTGGACTACTCATCGTCGGTAAGCCCCCACTCTCCAGCATTTAGGTTTTGGTCAACGGTCGCCGGATTGAAGCCGCAAGAAACTAGTAATCCTTTCAAAGCAGTTACCACCTCATCTAAGGTACAACCGTCCGGTATTGTGGTTGAATGCTCGCTATCTAAATCAGTTATTTGTATCTTCATCGTCTGCTTTCTTACTTTCTAAATCCTTTATTGTGTTAAGTAACCCTTCGCGGATTGCTATGTTTACATAGTCATCGTCGGATGCATCTTCCTTACCCCAGCGGACGAGCATCTCTTTAGTCTCATCCTCCATTTCCAGTTCAAGTTTTATGTGCATCTCTTCCTCCTCGGATACGATTTTAATGATCGGTAAATCCTCGTTCATTTCTTTAACTCGTCCAAGGCACCAGCCATTTGCTTAAGTACTTCGTACATACCTTTGATTTCCTGCTGCAAAGTATGAATCTGCATTTCCTGAAATGCAGTATAAGCAATCAGAGAATTTTCTCCGGGGTGGTTCTTTTCCTGAATCGATATCATATTGGATATCTTTTCCTTCAGCTCCTTAAGAATTTCTAAATTAGCTTCCGGAAGTTCGTCCAAGCTGTCTATTGTTTTAAATTTGGATCTCGTAGGATCCGGATCGTATTCGGGTTCAAATCTCATAATTTTAGTGTGGTGTGTGGTTATCTGTTCTGATTAAAGTGTTATACGAGCGTATAACAAAACGCAATTATAAAAATGGTCTTCGAATGAGCTTTTCGCTCTGAGGCGCTCCAGTACTGGCCGAGCGCTCGACATTTTTTTTCATAAGCCGACGGACTAAAGTCAAAGGTCGGAGGATTATAGCTATTATTTTTGTTTTCATTAGTTTTTCTCCCAATCGATTTTATCTGATTTTGCTAAGTTATCCTCGGCCCATAGAGGTTGTAGATTTGTATAATGCCAACATTTGGCAACTTGCTCGGGATCATTATGGTCAAAAGAGCTTACGGGTTTAATGTGGTCTATGTGCCATCCGTAAAACCCTCTGTTTTCTATTGTCATTAATTCTGCGGTTTTTTTACGTGGGTATGCCTGAGATAATAGGTGCTCGATTAACTTCTCTCCATTGCAACCGAGATATTGTGTTGTTCTGTGAGTGCGTTTGGGGCCTAAGATTTCGTGTAATCTAGCTCTTTGAGAAGCTAAAATACTTATTTCAGGATGTTGTGTCCTGCGCTTACGAGCGTATTCTCTTGCTTGTTTACGCCTCCATTCAGGACTTCTATGTATTCTCCAATCTCGGACATGCTGCATGGGTTGTCTATTCAACCCTTCTCTAAACCGGCGCTCGCAGGTTTTTTTGTTCGACTTGCGAACTTTATTCATGTTGTTAAGTTTCCAACGCTGTTTTCGTGCAAGTATTTTTTCGCGATTAGGTCCGTAGTACTCATCGCGTTTAGCCTTTTTCATGTGCTCGCTTTGTTCGGGTGAGCCCCATATTTGAGGAGACTTGCAAGCTCGGTCTAAGCGTAGGAATATTACATTTTTAACGACGGGGTGTGGGTCGTCTTTGCGGAATTTTTTGTTTGGGATCTGTAACTGAGTTTGTATGAGCATACCTTTAATGGAGCCTTTTTTGTGACGGTATTTTTTATCAATTTTTGAAAAATCCTTAGGTATCTTTCTTTTGCTTGAATGTGTTTTCATATTCTATTTTGTTTACTGTTATTTCTTAAATTTAAGAAACGGAGGCGCCCGAGTAATAATCGCCAAATTATGTTTACAAAAGGACACCTCCGTTTAAAATGGAGCTCCCAATCAGATTCGAACTGATGACCCCTTCCTTACCATGGAAGTGCTCTACCGACTGAGCTATGGGAGCGAGTGTGCGAGAGGTGCCTGACTTACAATACCACTTATATCCCATGGCACCCCCCGCATGTAAAATTGGGGGTGTTATTAATAATGTTAGTTTCAACCCAAACATCCACCCCCCTAAAATTGGTGGAGCCAGACGGGGTCGAACCGACGACCTCCTGAATGCAAATCAGGCGCTCTTCCAACTGAGCTATGGCCCCATTAAAATTCATGAATTATAACTCTCTCCCTGCCAGATGTAAATCGGTGTCATTTCACCCACATAAGCAGTTCCTATGTTAAAATCGAAATATTCTATAGCTTCTTCCATACTCATCTCACTTTGTATAAGCATGGATTCAAGCATCCGCTCTATCGAATAAACGGCGCGTCCGTCCGCATAATTTTTACCAACAATGCATTCGTCAAACCCGTCCGCTAAAACTACATTTTTATCAAACTCCCACTCGTCCACAATGCTCGTGTAAGTCGCTTCTTTATTTTCTGTTACCGAATTCATAATATTGGATTCATCTCATCATCATTAATGAGATCTATATTCTTAAGTTTATTCCGAACAGCTTTGCAGACACCCATTTCAACAGTGTCATTTGCAAATACTATCTTCTGAACACTCGGAGTCTTACCGGTTGCACGGTGAACTCTCCCCAATGCCTGACGCAAATCGATTGCGCTAAAGCTCGGGGATATAAGAGATACTCTAGGAAAGTTGCCATGTTCATCATGTAAACTTAATCCAGTACCACCTGCCTGTGTCATACATAGGCAGATGCGTGTCTTATCGCCCTGGAATTTTTTAACCTCAAGCATACGAGTCATCTGATCCTGCGCACCGTAGACAAAACTAATCTCCCCAGTACCGGAAAGTCTTTTAGTCAACGCCTCAAGCGTTGCCCGAAAGTTAACAAATATGACAACCGAGTTCCCACTCTCAATAGCATCTTTGGTAAGCTCTTCAAATATAGGAACCTTGTATAATTCTACTTCCTGTCTAGCTCGAAGCTGTAAAGTTAAGGGAGTCTCCTCATCATTGGCTTTACGCATAGCCAATTCATCAAGCTCAGCCTTGAGGTCAGAATATATTAATTCTATATCCTTGCGCGGCGATTCGCCTAAATCATACCCATCAGCTACTATCAGAGTATCAGGGAACGAGCCGGGGGGCAGATCCTTAATCCGAATCCTGCTCCCCCGACCTTCCTTATAGATGTGATCATGGAGCCGCTTTAAAACACTGGCATAACCCTTGAAGGTCAGACCACCGAATACTCCACGCTTA